ACAGATTGAGCTTGCAATACATCTAATGACCCAATTTGTTTTTTATCTAATCTCGAGTTTTGTATTATTGAATATAGTTTTTGCTCAAGACCTATTGCAAATCCTCGCATAAGTTTGTTTTCTTGTTCAGAAAGACTTTCTACATTAATAATGTTAGCATTGTAAGCATCATATTTAGATTGAAAGTTTCCTGATAACGCTCCAAGAAGCAAAGATACTTGTTCTGGATTATTAAAATCCGTTGCCAATGCTAATGATTTAATTTCACTCGCTTCTTGGTCAGTATCTATTTGCACAGCTGTTCCAAGTAATTCTTTATTTCTTTCTTGGTCGCGCCTAATAAATTCAATTTCTGTACTTGCAATAAGAGATGCGCCAATATCTCCAACAATATTTTTAAATCTTGGTAATGCATTCTCTACAGTTTTTTCAAATGAAGAACGCATTCTATCAGAATACAATTGAAACCCATTTGGCTTTTCAAATTCTTCTGCAAATATTTTAGCTGATTGTAGTTTTAAATCTTGTTCTGTAGCTTTTACATAACGTCTTTCAATAACTGATTGATATGCTTTAGATGCTTGTCTTCCAAACTGAGCAGGTGGGACAAATGATTCTGGCTCACCTGTCTCTGGATTAATAGTTCTAAGAGAAGCTTGACTTGCCGCATTAGCTATATCAGTTCCTTTCTGACGAGCATCTTCAACAAGAGCTTGGAAACTTGATTGGATTAAGTTATCAGCTAAACTATTAAGATTACGAGCAACACCTTCATCAAGTAAGTTTGCTTTCACAACACCAATAGGTTGATTAAAATATCTTCTTTGTTCCTTAATAGCCATTAGTCAAATAACCCATCTGTTTTGTATTCTTGATATCTCATATAACCAGAAGTTACTGCTGAACCTGCTCCTAATAATGCGGCTTGATAAGCTGATTTACTTTGTCTTTGTAAAGCTGTTTCTTGTAGCTTTGCTTGCGATGCCATCATCGTTGTTTGATTATTAATAGCATTTACATCTTTGCTTGCTATTTCTCTTTGCTTTGCAAAAAATGCTTTTAAACTTCTGTCAGATGGATCACGATTTAATCCGCTAAAGAATACAGCCCTGTTTATTTTTTCATTAGCATCAAGTTCTGCTATTCTTTGAATTTGTTGTTGTTCTGCATTTAGTAAATCTTGTTTTGTTTTAAGTTGTAATTGATAAATATCAAAAGCAGTTTGTTCTTGAACACCTCTTGCCTGTTGAAATGCTCCAGCAACCTGCAATCCTGTTCCTAAAATTTGCGCTATCATCATTGGATTAGCCATTAGAACGATACCTCTGCTACTATACCATTAACTTGCAGTGATAATGGTGCTGATTGTTTAATGCTGACTGTAGGGTCTTTACTGTAACCCATAAGCCTAAACTCCCTTTTGCCTGTTACTGCCGTTCTAGCTATGCTTAAATCGTCAGTAACCTGCCTTATAATTAAGTTCTTATTATTAACAGATACAGACAAGGTATCAAGCAAGTCTAATATAACTCTATTCACAGAGCGTGGCTCACCTGTTAGCGGACCACCTGATATGTTTGCATCAATAGGATTTGTTTCAGCTTCAACATTATAACTCAATCCTATTTCAGCAGATGTTATTTCTTCTACTGCTGATACATCTGCATTACCACCAGACACAGTAAACTTACCAAGATAATTATTGTTACTAATAACATCTACTTCAGCACCATTAGCAAAGTGAGAAGACACATCAAACACACCTGCTGTACCAGTAAATGTATCAGAAAAGTCTAAGTTCTTATCTGCATCCATTTCCATAAGAATAAACTTATTAGTTCCATCGCCTTTGTCATAGTTACCAATTAAGAAGAATCTATCATCTATAACACATATAGAATGAAACTTGCCTGATGTAGTCCACTGCGCCCAACCTGCTCTTTGTTGCGCTCGGTCTGATGTAAACAATGCTATTGTTCCATCTACATTTAAAACAAATGCATATGATTCTGGCCTATTTAATGAGCCTCTTAATATTGCAAGCTGTAAAGGGTCTGTTATTAAATGTGCTGATAAGGAAGATATTGAACCAGATGTGTAAGCATTTTCTGCATCACTGAATATATACTCTCTAATTATCGAACCTGATTTTTGGGAATATATAGTTGCACCATCTAAAGACTGTGGCTTAATAAAGCTAGACCCATATGGTGTTTGTCTTCTTATCTGTGCATTAGTAGGTGTAATTGGTTTATCTGCAAAAGCAGGTATGTATAACTCAGATGTACTTGTAAATATCTGCAAGTCTCTGTTAGATACAAGATGGCGTATAGTATTTATCTCACCAATACTTGCAGTTAAATCTAATGCATCATTATCTTCTGCGTCACCAATATCAAAGTTAAAGTATTCACCAGACTTACTTGCCCAAATACCATCAGGCTGTGCTATTGTTCCACCAAACCATAATCTATTTTCATGGAATGTAACTGCCGCAGGAAAACCCCTCAAAGAACTATATGATTGTTCTTCCCATTGTGTTGTTGGTGCATGAGATACTATCTTTGCAGAACCACCACCAATAGCACTTGCATTAGCGTTAGCACCTGCGGTTACAATAAATTTGTTTTCATCAATAACTTCTTGTATTGACCTTGTACCATTTATTTGATTTGCAGATATGCCGCCAACAGCACCAGCTTCTGAAATTACAATGCTATCACCAGTAGTATATCCATGTAACGCAAAGGTCATTACAATATCAGCACTACCATCTGTAGTTTCAATAGAATCTGTTTCTAGTCTAATAAATAATTCATTTGTTACATCACCTGTTGCTTGAGTAGCAGATTGAATAGATGTTATTTCTATTTCATTTTTGTGATATCTAAGAGAAACTCCAGCATGTTTAGAATCAAGATAATCACCACCAGTTTGAGTGCCAGTAGTATCAAAATAATCTTCACTTGTTGTAAGTGTTATACCTGTTCCTGTTGATGCAGAAGGGTCAAGTGTAACTTCTGGCCCATGAAAGGAATAATATGGTTGATTAACTTGATTGCCATTTGCATTTTCAACAAAATTAAATGTATCAACTTCAAATGCAGTAAGGCTTGTTCTTACCAATCTTCTAGTCATAAAAGTTTGATGAGATAAAAACATTATGTCACCAGATTGAGCAAATGTTATCTCATCTAATATTGTATCATCAAATGGGAGTGCCGCAGTATCTGTATCTGCGGTAATAGTAGCGGTTAAAGAAACAACACCAGTAGAAGGGTCTAAAATAAATACCCTGATTTTTGCATTTTCTAGACAAACAATGTATCTCTCATCATCTGAAAATATAAACGGCAACATTCTAACTTGCTGTCTTTTAGCAGAGTTTACTGTTGTATCGAACTCATAAATCTTAGTTGTACCAAATCGTTTAAGCAACCCACCTTCGCTTCTTAAGAAAAAGTTTTCTATTTTTTTCCCAGAGTTACTATAAACATTTGTATCAGTCCTAGATGCTAATGAAGGACTGATTTCACCAAACTGAAAGTTGCTAATAGGTACACGAATACGAGCCATTAACTACGCCTTTCAGTAATAAACCTCGATGTTACTAGTTTTCTAGCTGTTTGTTGTTGTGAGTCTAACGTCCTAGCTTTAGACATAGCTGTTTGTGCTTGAGAGGACATTAAGCTTGCTAGTGTAGAATCTCTAGCTATTGATGTAGCAAACACAATAGCAAGACTATATTCTACAGCTATTGTAAAATAAGAAGGCCATGATGTTTCATCTGCTCTAAATGTATAATCAGCAACAAGAACATCTGAAGTATCACTATCAGCAAAAACTTTATCACCATACATTTGATATTCTATTTGCAAATCTTCTACAGTAACTGCGTGAAGCATAAGCAAATCACTTGGCAGTTGATATGCTCTATCATATCTACCAGTAGGCGCATCACTTAATAAATTTAGAGTTGCCTGATTAGTTGCAAATCGCCAACGTGAATTTACAAGTGCGGCTCTTGCAACATCTTCATACATATTAACAGCAACAGTAGATTCTGTTGTGCCTTCATCAAAAGATGTTATTGGGTCTGCTCCAATAAGTATTAATGCTCTTGAGCAAACATCAATACCAGAATTTACTGTGGTGCTAGATACTGGCATAAATTAGTAGGGGAGAGTTTCCCCTCCCCTCCCTTATTAATCGGTATCAGTAACAGTTATTGCAGTACCATCTGCAATATCTACTACAGAACCATCATTTGATAATACTACAGATAATGCAATTGTTGGTGCATCGCTATCATATACGATAACTAAATCACCGACATTCATCATATCTGCCGCATCATTAAAGTAACCAGATGCACGAACTACTGATAGTGCATCTGTACTTGAGTAATACCACATGTTGTAGCCACCGCCACCTGCCATGCGAGTTAAACCAGTTGAAGTATAAGCCATTAATTAATCTCCTTAATTATTGTCTAAGACTTCATAAACGCCATTATCATCGATAACTTTTGCGCCCATGGACATCATAGATGTTGCAAGGTGAGAGACTTTCTCAGCTACATAATTCAACTCTGTAGTAACGTCTGCGCCAATACCAAGACCAACAGAAGATGTGTGGTAAGCAATATTCTTACCAGCAGTTACAGCAGAAGTTGAGAATATCTTAAAGCCAAGAAATTCTTTCATTGTCATTCCACCTGCATAAGGTAGATTTTGATCGCCAACAAAGTCACTACTTGCAAATTCATTGATTGCAAATAAATCAGCATATCCCTTTGGATGCATAGCTAAGAAGCGTCCACCGTCCTCTGGAATATCTGCTGAACCAAATGTTTCAAACAAAGTAAGCAAATCAGTTTTTGCTAATGCGCCACTTGTGTCTGCAATTTGTGTAGAGTTTGCGCCAGAATCCATTTCAGTAAGAAGAATTTCGTCAGTCTTACGTCCGAGTGCCGCCGCCGCAGACTTTGCTACAGCTTGACGCTCATCAATATTTGTCTTCAATTCATCTAACTTATCAATGTATTCAGCCGCATAATAGTCAGCTAGTGTTGCCTCGACATTAGTATGTGCCAATTCCATTGGTGTTACCATGCCGTTGCGTGATTTAGTTGAAGCAGAGCCAGTGCCGATTTTTTGGAATCGAACAACTGAACCAGATACGTTGCTAACAGTACGCACAGTGTTCCGCAGTTTAGAACCCATACGCTGATATGCCATATGTACCTCTGATTCAAACTGTTTAATAAAAGCAGTATCAATTGTATTCGCCATTTTACAGTCCTTTTCTTAGGTTAAATTTAAGTTTCTGCGGTTGTCTGTGTTCTCATCTTCAACGCGAGTATCCTTTCGGGTCGCTCAATGCATAACAGGCCGTATTAAAGGATAAACATTATTTTTACGTTTTTGGCAACGCACAAAACGTAACATTCTATGCCCACATATTTCATAATATTCTTCTTGTGGGAAGCTAAAGCCACACCAAGTAAGCCACATTATAGTATCTTCATGGTCAGCAGGTATATAATTTTCTAATTCAAGATAATCAGATTGAAGTAAATCAATAACTTTTTTGCATCCTTTTAAAAAAGGTCTGAAGTTATTATTGATTGCTTGTGTTCCGAGTAACCAAACTCTTGCCTTATCTTTTTCAATAGGCACAGTCCCACACATAGCAATTATTTCATTATCAAATTTTATTGTATATGTAATAGAACCTTCATCAGCGAACGGCTCAGTCAATGCTTCTAATGGAGTTACACCCCATATATAACACTCGCGCCTATCAAAAAAACGAAGCCGCTCAGACAAATTTTCAGCATCTTCAACTTTAGAATAAACTAAAGAAAGTCTTCCAACCCTAAGAAGATTATCCATAAAGCTTTTTAAAGCCTTGCTCTACCTGTGCAATAAAAGCTTTATCTCTTTTAGCAGGGTTATGATATCTATCATCTAGCATCATTTGTTGTAAGTCTGCTTCATTGATATTATTTATTGACATACTACCATTCTGCGGAGTGCTATCTCTCATTGCTTCCATAATAGTTTCTAAAGCCATCACACCATCTGCTGTTTCGCACATACGCTCAATAGCACCAATCTGTTCTTCTGGAAAAAACTGATTAGCAAATAAACTTACAGCTTCTGTTCTTGCGTTAGCATTGTCACCAAGCTTTGCAACTTCAGCTTCATAGTCTGGTACATCTGCATTAATAGCATTCATATACATATTAATGCCTTCAGCAAATTCATCTTGGCTATATCCATTTTCAAATGCGGTACTAGCCCACCATTGAAGCAAATCATTGTTTTCTGCTAATTGCTCATCAAGACCTTCTGGCAATTCATAATCACCAACTTCAGCAGGTCTATTAGCATAAGCTTGTTCTTCTATTTCTTTCATAAAAGACTCTTTTAGTTCTTCTTCTTTTGAGCCAAGCTTACTTTCTAAAGATGTATAAGCAGATGCTAAGTCTTCAGCAGACTTAAATTTTTCTGGCAACCATTCTGGTCTTTCAGATGTTTGCTCTGTTTCTAATAATGGGTCGCCACCCTCTGTTACTATTCCACTATCTTCTACTGCTTGTGTATTTTCTTCATCCATTTTTCTTTACCTTTTCAGCATGCTTAATACGAGTCGATATTAATCCTACGATATATCGCTGACCTTCAACATGGCGCAACTCATCATTACTTATGGCGGCTCCATTGACTGAATCTATTGTAATTGAACGCAAATATTTAAGAACAGATTTACCTGTTTCTGATTGAAATAATGTTGCGATGTCTAAGCTAATTCTTGCGTCTTCATTCTTGTCTCGATGAAAACCGTCAATACCAATAAAGGTCTTATTGTGGTTGACCAAGCATTTGCTCCTGTTCTGTTGGCTGTCCTAGTTGTTGTTGCATCATCTGTTGCTGTTGTGCATACTGCTGTGCCATAGCTACAAGTTGTTGACGCTCTTGTAAATCCCTGATTAATGTATCAGGAACACCAAACTTCTTACCAAGATATGCGGCTGTTTCTTCAGAGTTAATTAATATGTTCATAACCTCTGGGCCGAAAGTTCCCTGCACAAGCTCTAGCCATCTAGCCACGGAGGAAATGTCTTGATTAGCTTGAGCTTGCGCTAGGGGAGAAACAGAACGAACTTTGACTTCTCTGCCATTAATTGTGGGTAACTCAATGCGTCCTTGTTTCTTTAATATATAAACTACACGCTGTAAAACAGGCTGTACCATTTCAGCTTGCAATCTTCCAAATGCAGAACCTATGCGCCTTGATAAGTCTGCCATGCGTTCCGCAACCTCTGTAGCAGATGCAGGTGTTCTATCAGGATTTCCAAGCATATCATTATACAATGCTCGTTTTATATTAAGCCTCATGTCTGAAAGCACAAGATTAGCAACATCAAAAGAACCTGCTGGTTGAACAGGCTGTAAACCTAGAGAACCTGCGGCTTTGGGTATTACGGTTCCGGGAACGAGATTTATTGTATCAGGGTTAATAACGCCATCATCATCCATTTGATAAATGCCAGAGATAGCCATCTGTGCATTTTCTAATATCAATTCAATTGTGAGGTTAGTAGTTTTAATTGCGCTCAATGCATTCATCAAAGGGCCGCGCCCATAGATTTCCCCAGAACATTTAGACCAACGGAAACAAACAAATGGATTAGACCCAACACCACGATACTTTTTAAAATCAACTACAGTCTTTGTTTGTGTTTCTATTGCATAAAATAAATGAGCTTCTTCATTCTTAACTGTATAATCTTTGCATACTATCTCAAGTATCTTTGTTCTTTCATCTGGGTATGAATTAATTTTTTGTTGAAGTTTATCGCCAAGTTTTGCCTTAGGATACATATGAGCAATGTCAGAGTTACGGCATTGACGCTCACGATAAATGTGATCAACCTTATCATCAGGGCCAGTATCTAATACCACATGCGGCAATGGTATTGCTGAAAATACAACAGGATTAACTGAGTCACCTTCTGCAACAGAAAGTACACCAGTACCCACAGCCAAATCCATAAATGATTCGTGTATTTCCTGACCAAAGTTTGAGTTTTGAATTACTTCAAATACATACTCAGTTACTTCATCAAGCTCATTATCCACCGCTTCACGTTCTTCAGTCGGTACTTCTGAGCCAGACATAAAGTCAGCCCATCTTGCAAAGTTTGGAACAAGACCTTGCTGTAATCTAGAAGCAAACTCTTGAACTCCAACCACCGCTGTTTCATCAAAAATTTTATCATCGCGTCTTTGACCTATTGTTTCAGCATAAAAAGATTCTCTTTGAGGCAGGGCATACTCATAGCATTCTTCAAATAAAGGAACAAAGTTTTCCCTTAGAGACTTAGCCTTCTCATATTTCTTCATATATTCTTTGGCTACATCATCTGTAAAGTTTGCGCCAATGTCTGCATCATTATATGTAATCATTAGCTATACTCGCTATAATAACCCATGCCACCGCCAGAACTTCTTATTAAAGAGCGTCTGCCAGTACCACCTCTTATACCTGCAACTTTTGTCTGAAGTGCTTCTTGCCTTGCAGTTTTTTTAGTTTCTCTTTGTTCTTCAGCTTGAGCCTTTTGTTGTTGCTCTGCTTGCAGATTGCGTGGAGGGGCTGATGGTCTTGAGCCTATGCACATAACTTACTCCTTTAAATAATATCTATTCCTAAACACAGAACATATATTTATGCAACGCACAAATTACATTCTTGCCCATAAACCTTGTCGTTTTTTAGTTTTCGGTTTTCGATTAAATACATCGAAATCTACTCTGGCATTAAAAGCCCTCGCCTGTTTCTGACCAGATATAAGGTTTCTACCTTCTCCAGCACCCAACATAAGATACTGTAAGGCATCATGTATATGTGAATACATATTCTTATCAGGCTTATCTGCATATCGCTCACCAGATACTTCCATACGTTTATATGAATAACCGCCCTCAAATCCTTTAATAAGTGAAGCGCACCTTCTATCAATAAGAAAAGCAGGTTTGCCTTCAACCATTTTATTCAAGCTTGCTGAAACAGATTCAAGTCTTAAATCAACAGAGTTGGATGGCGCAGGGAAAGCTTTTAATCCAGCACCTCTTAGTATCTGGAAAGGTGTTGATTCATCAGTCTGCGCTCTAAAATCACCAGCAGGGTCGCCAAATATATTTACTTCTAAGTTTCCAAAGCGGGTAGCTATCTCTTGCCTTAACAGTTCTGCAAATCTAACAATGCCCATATCAATCGCAACAATCTCAGATTGAATGAACCATCTACCTCGAACCTTTTGACCAAACACAGCCGCAGGTGTGAGCCCAAAGTCAATACCAATGTATAACGGAACACCATCTGCTATTGGTATTTCTTCTTTTGCAATATGTGTTTCTGCTAAAAATGATGGATACACTGGCTTTCCTTCTTGAATAGAGCCTAATCTATTCATTACATAAACATCAATCCAGCTTTTAGTCTTACCTCTAATGAGATTAGGATAATAAGACTTGAGCATGTTCTTTGTATTCTCAGCTTTGTTGTTAGGCTTGTAATCTATAACAGAGCCATTGT